CATGATCCATTTTGCGGTCGCCGAGAAGACCGTCACGACCGCGCCCGACCAGACGCTGCAGATCGTGCCGTCGCACAACGTGCTGATGATCCAGGACGGCGTGACCCCGGCCGCATACTGGGACGGAGAAGAATCGCGGCACCTCGTCGAGGCGGCCCCGAGTCTCGAGACCCCGACCGGGACCTGGATGACCTTCTCTGGGGGACGTCTCTGGGTCGCGCGCGGCAATGTTCTTCTGGCGTCTGATCTGTTTGATCCGATCAAGTTCACCGAGCGAGTCGAGGGCGAGGGCCGAGGCGATTTTTCTTTCCCGAAGCAGATCACCGGAGTCACAAGCTTCATCGGAGACGAGCGTGTCGAGGTCGTCGTGGTGTTCACTGATGAGCGCAGCGAGATCGTGCTCTCTGGCATTCGAGATCGCGCCCAGTGGGCCACGACCCAGGGAATGCAGTCAATCCTGTTCCCGAGCACCGGATGCGTCGCGGGACGAAGCGTTGTGTTCCAGGCGGGTCTCATGTGGTGGTATAGCTCTGGAGGACTCGTGGCCTCTGACGCGGCGGCCTCGAGCAACCTGACGAGCCAGATCAACTATCGAGACGCCGAGATGGCCTTCAGCAAGCAGTTTCTCAACGATGACTCGTCGATGATCTGCGGTCTCAGCTTTGAGAACTACCTTCTCATGTCGATGCCGATCGGGCAGAATCTCAACTCTGAGACGTTCGTGCTCGACTATTCTCCCCTGAGCGAATTTTCTTCTGAAAAAATCCCGGCGTGGTCTGGAGTGTGGACGGGGATCCGCCCGATCCAGTGGGCATCTCCCGTGATCAATGGAAAGCGGCGCGCCTTCGCGGCCTCGGTCGACTACCGGGCTCTGTCTGACGGAAGCCACAACCATGTCTGGGAGGCGTTCATGCCCGAGAGAGAAGACACCTTTTTTGAACTGGGCAGCGACTTCACGAGGATCGACTTCACAAGGCCAATCTTCTGCGAGTTTGAGACCCGCCTCATGGGAGACGGCCACGATCTCAAGTCCTTCCAGTATGCAGACATCAATCTGATGGAGATCGCCGGAGACGCGTATGTCACGGCAGACTACCGCGGAATTCGCGGTGCCTACAAGCCAGTTCTCTGCAAGCGCATCATTGCCCCGATCACGGCCGCCTCGGCGGGAGCCGACATTCCGCCTTCCGAGCTTGATGTTCTCGATGGACTCAAGAAACAGAGTCGACGGGTCACGACAGAGAATGCCCTGCCGACCGACGGCTGCCCGACCTGCGAGTCCGAGTATTCTGAAAACATCGACAAGGCCTTCAGCATTCTTGTCCGGTGGTGCGGCCAGATGGCCGTCGAGTCGATTCGTCTCTTCATGGAACCGTGGGCCGAGCGGGCAGAGGGCCGCTGTGAGGAGGACGAGACCAGGGTCTGTCTCGTCGGAGAGGACGGCAGGAACCACATCTACAGTCGCGAGGAGGGATTCGTGCCTCTCGAGGATCTCTATGAGGTCGGCGGCAACGCGTGGGCCTCGACGAGGTCCTCGACCGTCACCCTGACCTGTCCGGCGGGGTCTGTCACGACCGGACCGCTCACGGTCACGGCCACATCGACATATCGCTCGCGAATCTCTCAGGCAGATGCCGATGTCCAGGCTCTCGCGTCTGCCCAGACGGCCGCCCAGGCGCAGGCCGATTATCTCAGGACAATCTATCCGTGCTACTATGACTCGGTGCAGTCCGTGACCCGCCACTGTTATTCTGAACTCAACGATGATGCCCTGGCAATGACGAGACTGTCTGATGGCCGCGTCATCCTTGGGGGTCAGTTCTGGAGAGACAACACGACCAACCAGGGCAAGATCACCGAGAGAACTTCCGGCGGCATCAGGAGCCTGACCTTCACGCAGGGAGACGGCTTTGTGTCGAACTTTGGAGCCGAGCCGAGTTCCGAGCAGATCAACGTCCTGCTCAATGACAGCAACGGCATCTACGCCCTCGGAGAATTCAGCGAATACAACAACGTCGCGAGGACCAGGATCGCCCGACTGACATCCTCCGGGGCGCTCGACACGACCGTGACATTTGGAACCGGATTCAACACGGCACCGACTGCCGCGTGCATTCTTCCGTCGGCACTCACCGAGGTTTCGACTGTCCAGGTCGCAACGGCGTCTGGCAGTGGTGGCAAGTATTTTGATCTTGGAGATGCCAATGGTCCAGTCCGCGTCTGGATGGACAACAACAATACCTCAACTCCTCCAGCAGCTCCGTCGGGTGGCCGTCTGCTTGAGGTAGACATGTCGGCCGGTCTTCCGGAGATCACCCGAGTCACCACCCTTGCCGACGTGGCCGGATCTCTTGATGAGGCATATTTTGTGCTGCATGACGCGGCCGCGACAACCGTGGCGGTCTGGTTCGCGCACTCCGGAGGATCCACGGCCCCCACGGGATACACAAGAAACCTGAAGGTCGACATCAACAACAATGACTCGGCCAACACGGTCGCGACCAAGCTCAGAAACGCGGTCGACGCGGATGCCCAGTTCTCGGCGGCCGTGAGCGGAAACCAGGTGACCATCACGAACGTCTATATTGGAGTCGTGGCAGACGTAGTTGATGGGACAGACCCGACCGGATTCACGTTTCTTGTGACCCAGCAGGGCGTGAACATTGACACGGCCTCGCAACTCGCAACGAAGATCCAGCTTGCCGTCGACGCAGATGCCCAGTTTGTTGCGACAGTTTTGACCGACACCGTGACAATCACGGCCGCCTCGGCCGGCCACCGGCTTCATGTCACCGAGCCAGATTCTGGCACCTATTTTGTGGTGGACACCACGGCGCTTGGGACGTCTGCCGGATCTCTCATCGTCGGTGGAACATTCACCACATACAACTCCGTGGCCGTATCAAAGCCAATTGTTCTGATCGAGGCAAACGGAACAAGAGATGCCGACTATCTCCCGACGGGCTTCACGAAGATATTTGCCCTGATCCCCATCACGGGGAATCTTGTCTATGCGGCCGGATACGAGTCTGTCGCCGGAAAAGTCCGCGTGGCGAGACTCCTGTCGACCGGCATCGAGGATCCGGCATTCACGCCGTATGAGGTCACGGTCGCCGATCCAGGGTTTGCCTCCATGGCCCTCCAGTCAGACGGCAAGATCATCGTCTCATTTGACGGTGCCAATTCTGCCAAGGATCTCGTGAGACTCGGGACCAACGGATCTGTCGACGCGACCTACAACGTCGGGACCGGACTCGACACCGCGGCCCGAGCCATTCTCATCCTCGCAGATGGAACCGTCATTCTCGGGGGCAATTTCACGACCTACAACTCTGTCGCCGTCCCGCGGATCGTCAAGACGACGGCCCTGGGAGCGGCTGTCGGGGCGTTCAATCCGGGCACGGGATTCAATGCGACGGTCCGAGCCCTCATGCTTCCCTCGACCGGGACCTTCTTCTTTGCTGCCGGCGACTTCACGTCCTACAATGGCAACACGGACTCCTATGAGAGATTTGGCCGTGTCGACCAGACCACGGGAGCCGTTCTTCAAACGCGCCAGACCGTGAACGTCACCGGACGCCATCGTGGCACGGTCTCTCAGATCGACTCCAACACCCAGGCGCTTGCCCTCGCCAACGCCCGCGCCCTCACTGAACTTCCCTGCACCTGACCATGCCAAGGGCCACCTCAGTCACGCTCTTCAACGGAACGACTCCGAACGCCTTCGTGAGTCCGTTCTCCGACCGTCTTCCGATGTCGTTCTATTCGTCGATCACGGTCCCCAACATGCCGACTCAGGCATGTCTTCCGTGTGCCATGACCGGATACTCGACGTCGACCGTCAACCAGTTCATCCAGGATCTCGCCTCGGAGATTCCACTTCCGCTCTCAAACAGCATCTCGACCTCGCAGACGCTGCCGACCATCCCGCCAGAACCCCAGCCACCCACATCCGTATCATGAAGACCAGATTCATCGACGTCAGCCCGTATTCCGACGACTTCAAGAGAATGCAGCAGTTTGCCAGGACCTTCGACCACGAGATCGGGCACTGGAAGAACGGCAAGGTCGTCGCCTTCGAACGAGACGAGAAGACCTTCGGCTATGCCGACATCGTCTATCTCCCGGTCGCGTTTCCGGCGTTTCATCCCGAGGTCGCGACGCCGCGTGGGATCATGGACGTGGTGAACGGCTGGAAGGCCGTCGCGCAGCTCAGCCACGGGGGCGAGGGCTGGATCGGAGTGCCCCTCGATGAGACCCGGAAGACATTTCCTGCGCAGATGTTGGAGAACATTGGATTCTCAAAGATGAACCGCGAGATTTACTTGCTCGACAGAACCAGTTAGATTTCACACGACATGGGCGGAGGATCACCATCAGTTCAATACGCGCAGCCACTCGAGGGATACGAGGCCGGAATGCGTGGCCAGCTCGCTCTCGGAAGATCTCTTGCCGAGGCGGCCGCCGGAACATCCCCGGAACTGATGCGGGCCGACATCCCGTATCTCCAGGAGA